AGTCAGGATCCACAGGAAGCTCTGCAGGGGGAGCCCACACCATCTTGCCTTGATCTGAGTTGTAATAGGGAATACCCTTGATGTCGGTGGGTTCCCACAGGGCAAGACGCACATCGATCACTTCGCGATTGGCATCCTCGCCGATCTGCTTGACAAGATCGGATTTACCAATGCCTGGAGGACCCCACAGGAACACTGGGCGGCGAACTTGAATCGCCTTACGAATCGCCCGCTTGGCACCCTTAGGGCCTACTGTACGGACGGAGATATCAGTTTGCTTTGACATAAGACCTCGCTAGTTAAAAGTTAAATTACCTTCTCAGTATCATAAGTATAGCACCTCTCGGCGCTGTTGTCAACCGATGATTTTTACGTAGTTGAGCTGTGTTGTTTTTTCGCCACTACGGACATTCTTGATCTTGCCCTTGATTCTCAGCTCACCTTTCAGATCCTGACTGTGCCAGAAGTCTATAAAGCTCTCACCCATACGAGCCTGAATCCGCCACTTATTGTAGTTGGTGTTAAAACGCGAGCTGATTACTGTGATGTCACCAACAATGGTCTCGCCTATGTTGCCTACCAGTTGCTCGGACGTATAGATCTCTCGCTTGAGCTCTGTGCGTTCTTTGTCGCGGCGAGCAGTAGAGGGCAGGCAGCTGACAATGGCAAAGTCTAGCATATCACGGCCCGTGAACTCGTCCTTGGCAGCGATCTTCATAGCCTGGCGCTCAAAGTCGTTGAGGTTACCTGTTAGAGCTTTGAGGGTGAATGTTTTGAAATAGGCGCGGTATTCCTGCCCTTTTTCGACTTCGGCTTCTGTGGGCTGGACATTGTCGCGGAGCCATTGCTTGACCAGGACCTTATTGGCTTCACTGATCTTACGGGCCTGATCGTTGATGTATTCCCACTTGTCCTCTTTGAGGTAACCGTTGTTCAGTGTGTCAGCACGAACAGCAAGGCCCCAAACTTGATCAGCTGTGAATTGCATCCTTCGCTCCGTTTCGTTAGTGTCCCTCTAGTATATAGTCACTTGCTCAATCTGTCAACCACTATTTTTGTTGTTGTTTTTGCAACACTTTGGGAGTGCCGGTCAAGAGAAAGGGGTGTTGCTTTTACACAACACCCCCAAAGAACGCCCCGGGAGCGAATCGGCTTGTTCTTTGAAACTAATTAACCCCTGAGAGTATCAAGAGTCAAACCAGCTGCTTTAGCGGCATAGCCAAGAGCAACGATCTCACGGCTGGGTTTGCCCATCACGTATTCAGTGACAGTAACACCATTGCCTGCGGTGCGTTGATTAGCATAAACAGCGTAACCAGCTTGGCGGATACGGCTTGCTTCTGCAGCCAAGTTACCTACACCCATTTTCTTTGCTTGGGCTGGGGTAAGGCTCTTACCATTGTAAAGAGCGTTGAAGACTTTGAAAGTCTTGGTTTCGGGATTGAAACGTTTCATGATTTAAGTTTCCTTTGTTAATGGCTGATTTATTCTTCAGCGTCCTTATATAATAGCATTGTAGTTACGGATTTACAACCTCAATTTTTCCGTTTAACAGTGACATTTGCTCGAAAGAACGCAGCCAGGATAACCACAGCACACCAAGTCCAAAAGGTAAACTCAATGGCCAGTACAGGAAACAGAGTGTTCAAACTCCAGATTACCAACCATGGACCTGCTGCTAGAATCAGCGCCACGATTGCTAATGCTGCTATCAGTTTGACTAGATCATTCCACATTTTCAATTTCCTCTAATTCTTGATGTTTGCGCAGATCGGCGATTTCTGAATCAATTTCTTTTTCACGTCGCCGACCTGCAGTTGCTGAACCCTTCTTATAGACTTTCCAGTAGTGCTCTTCACAGTAGGCAGTGCCTCCGATCACCCGTTTGTTGCAGTACTTGACGGGCCAATCAGTTCGTGGGTCCTGCTCTGAACCCAACCATTGGCACCCTGTGAAAGGAACGTCTGCCATTAGTAGACTCCCTTCATAACAGTGACCTTGGCCATGTTCTGCCAGTTAGAGGGGAAGCTCTTGCGCAGATCTGCAACCTTCAACACAGTACGCAGGCTCAGTTCACGCATGCTGGCACGATTGTCAATGATAAAGTCTACGACTTCGTCCTTGGCCACTTGCTCAAGCTCGTAGCTGTCTAACATGCCATCGTTGACGATCTGCTTGATACGCAGGACCTTTTCACGATCTGTGTCCATGCGCAGATCAATGTAGTGGCAGCGTGACTCAAGGGCCGCCAAGTGTTCTTGCAGTTTCTTAGAACGCACGTTCTCGAACTTCAAGTTAGTGATAAAGATAGCACCGCCCTTGAACTCAAACTTATCTGGGATGCCTTCTGAACGCAGTATACGACTGTCTGTGTTCCAAGAAATAGTACGCTTCTTAGAAGTGTCTAAAGCAGCCTTGAGAATGTTCAGTGCAACATCGTCCAGCAAGATGCTGTCGCAGTCATCAAACACAAGAATGTTCTTAGCGTCTGAGAACTTGTAAAGCTTACTATACAGGCCAATGGCACTCATAGCACCCTTGACGATCTCGTACTTGGGCTTGCGCTGACCCATAACGTCAAACAGATCATCTTTGGCTAGTACTTCTTCAACACCAAAGCTTTTGCCTACACCTGGAGGGCCTGTAACGATCATTGCACGTACATCACCCTGCTTGACAGCTTTGGTCATCTCTGTAAGGATATCAAAACGTTGACGAGTGCGCTCGATGATCTGCTCATCGGTCTCAGCGGCTACAGTACTGTCAGCGACTTTGATCTGAGTGAAGTCTGTGACATCTGCATCCTTCTTTGAAGGTTTCTTAAGAGCCTGTAACATTGTCATACCTTGGGGTACTCCTACACTAGTTTGGATGTCACGTTGGTTGCAGTAGACCTTACAGGTCTCGCCACCGCCTTTGATATTGTGTCCTGAACGGGCACGGATATAGCCTTCCCAACCATCTTTGGCTTCTGTGACAAAGTCACCTACCATGTCCAACTCGATGCCAGGATAGATCTGATTAACTTTAGCTCCATATTGGCCCTGGGCAAGTGTAATACGCATAATGTTCGCTCCTTGTTGTTAACTTAGCCTCTATTATATTACCATTAGGAGCTGTTGTCAACCCCTAACAGTAATAACCCTACAAGTTACTCAGCTTCTGCAGCCGTTAGGCTTGCAATTGCTTCGCTCAAGGGCACTAGGCCATTCTTAGTCAAACCCTGCGTGGCATAGACAGCGCCTGCGTACCAAACACCGTTCTGCAGCACATAGTAATACTCTCCGCAGCAACGATCTACCTGCCCGAGGAACTCTTCAAATGAGTGTGCAACCTGCCAGCTCACGTCCTCTTCACCGCGATCAGCGTAGAAGTTCATTTCCTCTAAGGTCTCTTTGATGCCCGAATTGTCGCCACGTGCGATCAGCTCGTTGGCTTTGATGCTGTCATAGTGTTCCAGCAAGATACGACCTGTGTAGTCCAAATAGCCATCGTAGTGGCAATAGACGCTCTTGCAGACATCGCCGTGCATGACAGCAACTAGTGATCGTGTACCCATAAGTTTCGCTCCTTTTGTTTAACTTAGCCTCTATTATATGCTCAGGTCTGCTTCTGCGTCAACCACTTTCTGCAAAGACCCTATAAGTCTGCGGGCTTCTTTACGAGCCTCATGCATTGCTTCGTAGATCAAGTCTTCAGCCATGCCGTCCTTGAGAACCTCACGTGCATCCTCATAAAGGAACCCGCCGCAGATGTTTGATCCCAGCTCGTGTCCATCCAGCAGCACTCTAGCTCTGAGCATGAACCAATCATAATGACCCGAATCGATCTTACGCTCGATGTCCTTGATGTCGTGGCAGGTGTCATCAAAGCAAATACTGACTGGGTCATCTTCCCAAGTCTTGTCTACGACTACAGTGTAGCCCTCACGCTCATAACGAGCTAGTTCATCCCAGTGTCTCATTGTCGCTCCTTAACGTTACAATACCTCTATTATATGCCCAAAAGGCACAGATGTCAACCCCTACATGCCTCGCAGATCTGTGTTGTACACAGGGCGCAGTTCACGGATTAATTCACGCTCGCGTTGATGTGCAGCTGCCTTGCCGCGAACGATCTCAATGACACGAACGTCTATGTCGTCTTTGCTAGTATACGTGCGCAGCAGTTCGCATAGTGCCCAAGCTTTAGTCTCAGTTTTGGCACGATAGAAGTGTTTGGCGATTCTAGCACGAACTGACTTTAGTACTGTGGTCTCTGTCTTGGCAGTGACTCCGATGTACATGCCCTGAGGACCCTGTATCTGATATATGATATGATTACGATCTGAACGTTTTGCTCTCATTGTTCGCTCCTTCACTGTACCTCTAGTATAACACCATTACGAGCACGTGTCAACCAAAAAGCGCAAAGACCCTAGCGGACTCTGGGTTTCTTAGAAGTTCTAGTCTTAGAACAGTAAGTGCTGACTAACGTGATACCCACACTGCTGCTGCTACACAGATCAGGGCAATTCCCAGCCAGAAGCAGACACGCTGCATGGGCCACAGCTGATCGTACCAGCGCCACAGCTCGTCGAATGGGTCAAAGGGGTTTGGAGGTCGTCTTGGTTCTAACATTGGCGTATGGTGCCCGGAGCCGGAATCGAACCGGCACGCTGTTTCCAGCGAGAGATTTTAAGTCTCTTGTGTCTACCTATTTCACCATCCGGGCATTAGTTGGCCCGGCCGCCAGGAATCGAACCTGGATCAATAGCTTAGAAGGCTACTGTACTATCCATTGTACTACGGCCAGATCGCATATTTAATGCTTGGTGGGCCCCCCGGGACTTGAACCCGGACTCAACGGATTATGAGTCCGCTGCTTTAACCAATTAAGCTAAAGGCCCTAAACTGTATATTACTTTAAATCTCTGCGGCTGTCAATGCCTGCGGCCACAAATCTGTGCAGATCCTCCATGCGCTCAGCGAATACGTCAGGATTGTGCCGTGCTGCCAGCTGCATGTCAAAGTCTGTGGGATAGTGACGCAGCATACTTCTAGCCGTGTCGCGAATCAATTTGGGGATTCTGGGAGTGTGTTCAGGGTTACAGAGATCCAGCAGGAACCTGCGGGTCTGTATAACTGCACGATATCTTTCATCTGGTAGTGTCATTGCTGTGTGTGTCTGTAAACAATATGTATATTATACGATCAAAACTCAGTGTTGTCAACCATACGCAGCGGGGCCTATAACCAATCCAAGTATCGCTTAGGTATCTGC